ATGTCCTCACAACTCAAGGAGCACCCACAGGAATCTATAACCGCCAGTCAGGAAGTTCCTGGATCAACATCGACTGGTGGGTTCCTCTCAAGCGACAGACTCGCTACCTTCCAGGAGAATCTACTACAGCAACTGACGGACGAGTTTATCTCGCATATTGGTTCGCAAACTGGGGTGCAGCGGCAGGGAGTGCCACAGGAAACATCGTCAACGAATCCCTTCGCGTTATCACCTATTTCAGAGAACCTCGTAACTGATAATGTCGTCAACTTCTCCGAACTTGCAGCCACCCGCTCCGAGCCGCAAGCGGCTCTCCGCGCCAGGCCTTCGGCCTGAATAAGAAACCCAAGCTGCCCTAAACCAAATTAGTTATGTTATACCTATCTTCAGTCATCTTTTCCATATCGGGGCTTTCATTGCTTAGAACAACGACATGCGGGGTATGTCGAAGTATCTTCATCTGTGACTCGTACTTAGGAGACAGGACCATCCGGTCTTTCAACATCTCCAGAAGACCGTAGTTCAAGTACTCCATCTGTCCCCTTGGGACATTGAAGAGAAAGATCCGAGAGCGTTCATCAACAGCGTGAGCTAAATCATCTCGCTTTCCGGGTCCGAGCAACTGACAGTCATCGAGCTTAGAGAATACGTATCCACAGAACCAAGACTTACCGAGTCCTCCGTCGCGATCGACGATGAACTCGACTGTGCGGTCGTCCGCTTCACCTTGCAGGCGGGTATATAAATCTTCTTGCCAGGGCCTAAGATCCCCTTCACGGAGGGAGGGTCGTGGACATAATTCTCGAGAAATAGCTCTAAGGCTTCTCGAGTATCGTCCGTAGAGGCTAGGGAACTGGAGGATGAGCTCCCGTTCGGTGGGAAGTCCTGGAAGGCCTTGAACCCAATCAACGTATCGCTCGAAATCGGAACGGCGGCCTTGCGCTTGCACAGGAGGTACACCGAATTCCTCAAAATCGCCGTCTTTGATGCAGTAATCCCTGTTTTGAGACGCTGATCCTCGAGCACTTGACAGATGACACTGCGGCAACAATCGGCGCACACTGGAGAGTCGCTTTCGCGAGTCAAAACGGACATAGCCTTGTAGATGGGGAGTTCCTGTGGTAGGAGCAACTTCTCGTCCAAATACAAGGTACGAGACGCCACCGGACCCAAATAGATCGCGCAAAGATTGCAGATTACCATCAGTATAGTTTTGCAGAGTAAAACACCAAGACTGCGATTGAGCCATGTGCAGGAAGTGAGCTGGGTAATAATGAACCAGCTCACAAAAATGTTGACGGCTTACAATCCGGCAACTCGGGCACTTGGTCGACTTGCACTCCGAGGCGCAGGCGCGCGTGCATTCGCGACAAGCAATCCTGCATTGATGGCACGTACAGCATGGGCAGCGGCGCGGACAATAGGTAGGGCATACCGCACTTATAGGCGTTACAAGAGAAAAAGGGGCGGTTATAACGGAAGACTCAATATGAGCATGCGTGGAAAGAAGCGTGCTCGTTTCAGTCCTCGTATGATAGGCATGCCGCAAGGGAGTACTTCAGCAAAGTCATCCCTTATAAACAACAGCGTGCAAATCGCTCGCACGAATAACTCCCTATATGGATTGGACTTAACGGCCATCCAGCAAGGGACTAACATCAGTCAACGTTTAAGACAACACGCCAAGATCCTTGGATGGAAGATCTGTATGGAGATCAACAATACACGAAATAACCCTGTTTATGTCAACATTGCAGTCATTGCACCGAAGGCGAATGGGAGTGCCGGTGGCAACCAAATCGACCCGGTGAACTTCTTCAGGAACAACACGGATGCACGTTCGATGGATTTCAGCGCAGGAAGGACAGCTTTGGAGTTTCACTGCGTTCCCATAAATTCAGATGACTACACGATCCTCAAGCATAAGCGATATGTCCTCACAACTCAAGGAGCACCCACAGGAATCTATAACCGCCAGTCAGGAAGTTCCTGGATCAACATCGACTGGTGGGTTCCTCTCAAGCGACAGACTCGCTACCTTCCAGGAGAATC